CTTGGAAAGCATGGGAATACATTTTTGCCCAGGGAAGTTCTTCGCCTTCAGGGGCAGGAAGGAAACGGATCACTGCGAAACCGTTACCAGTTTTATCCATTTCAGGTTTCCAGAGACGCTCATCAGCGCCACCAGAAGTTGTACTCATTTTCTCAACTTCCTTTACCAGTTTAGAAGTGAGAGAACCCAGTTTGGATTGTTTTTTAAGATTTTCGAATGACATTAGATTTCTCCGTATGAATAGGATTTGGCTTTTGTGTACTTTGTTATTCTACAGGTCAGTGCTCGTTTTGTCAAGCTGCTGTTTCATGGATTCAAGCATATGAGACATATTGTTAAGAATAATATTCATATCAGTTCCTGGAGGCATACCCATCATAATAGCAGAGTTAATGATACGTTCTTTCATTTCTCTTGCTTCGGGATCATCAGATAAACTCATTCTTGTATAAAGAACTTTTTGTTTATCCAAAAGAGTTTCAAGAAGTTCAACATGATTAAGTTTTTCTTGTTTGGACATTGTAGAAAACTTAAAAATGTTTCCATAAATTTGTTCTTGAATCTCTGCAATTTTAGTCATTTCTGCACGAACGACTTCAGAGTTAAAAAAACTCATTGACCCTCCAGAATAATTTCTTTCAAAATTTTACGAAATTTAAGTACATCAATATTTAGAAATGGATTATATTTTCTAATACGCCTACTTACGATTTGCCACACCGGGTCTTGAAGTTTCTTATCGAAGTTCTTTGAGTATGCAAAGATATTATCAAAAAGAACCATTGTTTCCAGTGATACTTTGCCACTTAAAAACTTTTTAAGTAAAACAGGATGTCCTTTTGAGCACTTAAAGACATCCTCAAATTTGTTATCTTCAAATAAAGATTGACTTTCTTCTTTGAAGACATAAGAAAGTGATTGAATTTTCTTTTGCCAGTTTTGATATCTTTCTTCTCCTTCTTTCATCATTTCACCAATCCAAAGTGTTTCTGGATCGGGACAGGAAACAAAATTAGCAACAAAAAATTCTACAACTTCTTGATCTGTTTTCTGTCTTGAAATTTTTTCAAACCAGAAACGATCTTTACGTTTGTAGAAAGATTGAACTGTTGCTCTACTTTTTCCACAATACTTGTGATAGTCATAACTATCTTTTGTAAAATGATTTTTCAGAGCAAGATATTCTCGATAGGCATCAAAAGGCATCATTAAAAAACTAATTTAGCACGGGAAGTTTTCTTAAGGAAGTTTAGTTCCATTGCCTCATACTTAATCTTTTCTTTCAAAGGTTTTGAGATGAGTTTTGGAACTGATTCCAAATCAATATTATTTTGTTCACAGAAGTAGACAATTGCATCAATATAATTCATCTCAACGTTCACTTGCACAAGATTCTCAATCTCTTGTGCAAAACGAGATGGACAAAAGAACTTATTCTCTAATGCTTTCTCTAATTCATTCTCCATCTGACCTAGTATTGTGATGTACAAATTCTTTGATATAACGAACTAGTAGTTTAATATAGTCCCCTTTGTTCCTTTTGTCAAATACTTTCACTTCACCACCAGGAGTAACCATTAGTGTAATGAGTTTTTTAACAACCTGACCAGTAAGTTCGTAATATGCAGCTGCGTAGAATGTCTCCTGAACGAAGTAATTCTCAATCCATTTTTCTGGTTTGATTTTTTCTGAAGTCTTGAAGTCAATGACTGCCAACTCTCCTTCATATTCTGCGATACAATCAACTCGTCCAGCGAGTCCAAGATATTCAGAATAGAGAGTCCTCTCAATGGCATGAATATTATTTATCTTATCAAGATAAGGTTTTGCATGAACATACATGAACTTTGTCATGGGTTGATAATCATCCCAGTTTAGTTCCTTGTTTTCTAAGTAATCTTGACAAACTTGGTGAAAGTCAGTTCCTCTTGCAGTTGCTTTTCTTGTAATTGCATTTGCTTTTTCTTCACCAACTCTTTTTCTCCATTCAACAAAGACCTGTCGATTATAGAAAGAAGTTACAGATGTGATAGAAGGCACCCACTGACCATCAGGGAGATTGTACAAGCGGATGCTTTCTGTTGTTTTGCAATCTAATTCAAGGTCACCTAAAAAATTACAATGATTAAAGATCATACACCAACTTCCATTTTTGCAAGAATATACTCCTTAACCAAACCACTTCTTACAATATCATCAACACCAAATTCAACAGTATCAATTGAAGGCATAATACGAAGAACTTTCATAAAATCAACGATTCCATTCTTCTCATTTGTTTTGATGAGATCAGATTGCGTTGCATCACCACAGAACATAATCTTTGAGTTCTCACCAACACGAGTGATGATACTATCAAGTTCGTGGAAGTTCAAGTTTTGAAACTCATCTACAATAATGATTGCATTGTCCAGAGTAGTTCCGCGAATAAAAGAAGTGCTCCAAAAACTAATCGTACCTTGAGTTTTGAGGTTTCCATAGAGCATTTCAAACGATGCGTCATCTGGCATTTGGAACATATACTTTACCATATTCTTATAAGGAATCTGATAGAGAGATGATTTATCTTCATGGTCTCCGGGTAGGAAACCAATCTCACGAGTAGCAACAAGAGATCTTACAATATAGATTTTTTCGTAAGGACTTCTCTCATCTAGTACATCTTGAAGGGCATTATATAAAGTAATGAATGTTTTACCTGTTCCTGCACATCCATAAGCAACAAGATTTTGTCCCTTTTCATATGCTTCATATAGAAGTCTCTGATTATCTGTGAGAGGTTCAATATCTCTCATTAATTCAAGACCAATTGGTTTCTTGCGTTTCATTTGTTTCGCCGTCATACCAACACCAATTGGTTGATCTTCTACTCTTCTTTTTCTTGCCATATAGAATTAAATTGGTTTTACTTTTGAACCTGGTGCCTTTGAAGCTTTAGTTAATACATCGTTCCAACCTGGGTGAGACTTTTTAAGTCTATCATAAATTTCACCAACTTCACCAGAGTTGGGACAGGTTGATGGGTCTGACCAATCTCTATCCCAATCAGGATTATCTTGTTTCCATTGATCCCAATCGTGAACACTCATAGAAATTTCTTTTTGTTCACCAGTAACTTTATTATAAACTGGGTATGTTGCCAATGTTACACCTCCATAGTATGTAAGGATATTTATTCAAGTGTTAGTGATGGAGCATCTTCACATTCAATGCAGTCAATACACTCACTAACATTTGGATTTTTTTCAAAAAAATTATCAAGTTCTTCTTGAGTAAGAATAACTTTAAAAATATGTCCGGTTAAATGATCTTTTAAGCACCAAGTTTTCATTTTAATTATTTGAGTAATTTTTGATTATTTGTTTTATATGTTCAATGAAAGTTGTAGTATCTAAATCCATTTTCATAGTATTACAAGTAGGACAACAAGGAACACAATTTTCAATCAAATATCCTATTTGATTATCTTTTCTATCTATTCCCCAATGCGGAAATGGAATTCCAACTTTACTTTCTCTAAGAATAGGTTCCCTTCCACAATAAAAACAAGGTTTAGATATTATATCCAAATGTTCTTCTTTTGTTAAGTTCCATTCTTTATTTCTATGTTTAGCACCTCTTTTACAATCTCCATATATTAAATTATGATATGAAGTTTTTGTTTTTTGTTTTATTCCAACTTGTTTTGCTCTATCAGATCTTAAACAACCACAACTTTTACTTCTACCTTGTATTAAATAATCACCTCTAACCAATTGTTCTTTTCCACATTCACATCTACATAAGTAGCATCTTACTGAACGATTATTTTTACCAAAATATTGAATAATGTGAGAAGAACTTAAGACTTCCCACCGGTTGTATTTTTCTCCAATAGAAAAATTGTTTGGTTTCATATTAGTAAATACACTATATTTATTTATGTATTCACTACATTATACTAAATTTTCCACTCAAGTTCAAGACCACCTAATGCTTCCGCTGTAGTTGGAAATTGTTCTGCAAATAATTGCTTACAAAGTTTAGCAATATCCATATGTTCTTTTTGAGTTCCATTTTTTTCTCTAAGAGCAATGTATGTGATCCACGACCTTACAGAACCGGTCATATAGAGTCTTGTAGGGGTCGCTAGAGGCAGTACGAACCTTGCACACTCCTTTGCTACTCCTTTCTCCAGAAGGCGATTGTAGAGGCGCATAGAGTGCTCAAAATGAACGCGAATGTCCTCTGTCAGAGTCAGTTTCAGATAATCAGGAATGTCGTCAATTGAGTTCTGGCGATTTTTAGTATCTTGACGACGAAGTTCTGGAAGAGGAATGGTTTTTCCAAGAAGAGTACTATCAGCATACCGTTGAGAAAATTCCTGATATGTAAAACTCCTATGACGAAGAATTTGTGCTGCTAGACCGCGAGTAGTATTAATTTCTACAGTCATACTGGCTTGTTCGAAGATACTCCAGTGCTGATGCTGAATACAATACTTAAGTAGTCCAGAGAACTTTTCATTCTCCTGATTTGCAGGGTTACTTACGCGAGCACAATATGCCATGTGCTTTTCTGCGTCAGGAGTAACACTAATGAGTTTTACTTCTGGCTTCATAAACTCAAAGTCATCGAACATTGTATTCATCTTCCTCGTCATAAAATACTTCGTCGTAATCAGTTAAAAAAGTTTTAATCTCCTCATAGACAGGATCTTTAACCTCAGTTTCAGTCTCAGGTTCAATCTCTGCCTTTAAGCATTCTACCAGAGACTCAAGGTTTCTGGCAATTAGCCTAAGCTTTTCTCTATCCATTTTTATCAACCTCGACAAAGGTATTATAGACAAAAAAAAGAGGAGTGTCAAGCACTCCTCTAAATCATTTTGCTGCTACCAGAGTAGCAAGAGATGCCTTACGACGCCTCTCTTCTTTTTGCTTCTGCTCTTTAATAAGTTGAAGTACATTGAGTTTTTTCATCACTTGTGTCCCTCCTTTACGAACTTAACACCACGATAGGTTTCGTTGTATTGTTGGGGTTGTTGCATCATTTGCTGTTGATACTCAAGACGCTTTTGAGTGTCATACTCTACGCCCCTATACACGACTTTAGACATTAGGGTTCTCCTTAGTTTTTTAGGTTAAAGAGCGTTCCTTCAGTCGGCGTTTGCGTTCGCTATTTGCAAATAGCGAATGAACGTTCCGTTCCGCGTCGGCTTACTTCCGTCTGATAATACAGATGAACGTAAGGTCATTATAGACCTGTTAGTATAGTTATGCAAAAACTTTTGTAACTTTTGTTACACTTTAATCTCTCTGTCTCCAGTCGTCTGGTTTATCTCCAGTAAAGAAATCAATTATATCATCAACACTATCAAATCCGGTTCTATGG